AGTAAATAAATTGTCAGAAATTCTGGCAAGACGCATATCACAATTTAAGGCAAAAATGAAATGACAAAACTAGCACAATTTCTTGGCTCTAGTTATGAGCAAAAACGCACAAACATTTTTACCCGTCAATTTGAACTTGGTGGGCACACGTTTAAAGTCAGGGTTCCGTTGATTTCAGAATCAGACGAAATTTACAAGCGTGTAATGGAACCTAGCGCGGAAATCATTGACCGCTTATATCACGAAATGTCAGACCCGTTGCAAAAATTTAAAGCAGAAGCAACAGAAGAATCTGGTTTTGTGTTTACAGAAACTGATGTATTGGTCAGCGGTCGCTCAATGCGCGAGGCGGCTAAAAACAAAGCTATGACTGAAGCGCGAATTACTGAATACATCAAACTTTTAATTCCTGAAAACCCAGAAAACAGTTTGACTGATTTGACCTATGCGGACATTGAGTTGGAATTTCCCATGTCTGTGCAGCTTTTGCTGTGCGAAAAAATTGGCGAAGTTATCAGCCCAACTTATAAGGAAGCGCGGGGAAACTGATTGGCTCGTTGAGAAAACAAGTTGAAACAGCAATGATTTTCAACGGGCATACACATGAAACCTTGGCGCTACTGGATGATGTAACAATGCTTCAAATTCAAACAATGTACGCTGACGGAATGGTGGGAAACCAAAGCGTTATCAATTTGCTTGGTACATTGGTCAATGGTTTGTTTAATTACATTCGTCCAGCAAATTCCTCGACATATAAACTAGCCAACATTATTGGTTCCGCTTACGATTACATATATCCACCATTGCCGCCACAAGCGCAACAGGAAGCCGTAAGCAACACGCTTTTGGCTTTTATGACGCAAGCCCCCGGCTTTGAAGAAAAGAGGTTTGAACATGGCTAATATGATTGCTCGACTTGGCGTTTTGCTTGGTCTTGATTCTGCGGAATTTAACAAAGGTCTTGCTGATGCTGGACGAAAATTAGAGCAATTTAGCAAAGCCGCTGAAACTTATGGAAAAGTTGCGGCAACTGCTTTGGCTGCGGCTTCTTATGCAGCATTAAATTATGCAGATCAATTAGCTGACGTTGCGGTGGCAAATGACGTTGCAATTGACACCATTCTTAAACTTTCAAATGCTTTAGAGAATTCAGGTGGCAAAGCTGAAAATTCAGCTAAATTGTTGGCTGGATTTACAAAATTTATTGACACTGCGGCTGAAGGTTCATTAAGCGCCCAACAACATTTAGCCAAAATGGGAATTTCTTTAAAAGATGTGGGCAATCTGTCTACAGAAGAAATTTTTAATAAAACGGTTACTAATCTTGCGGCAATTGAAGACCCGTTAACTCGTAATGCACGAGCAATGGAAATTTTTGGCAAAGCGGCTAAAGGCGTTGATTTTGTTGGTCTTGCTGACGAAATGAAAAATGCTACCAGCATTACGTTTGAACAAGCTAAAGCTGTGCAAGATGCCGCTGATATGCACGATTTACTTGCTCAACACGCAAGAAATACAACACTAACATTAGCAACTGAACTTGGCCCTGTTCTTAAAACAACAATCCAATACATTAAAGAAATGTCAGGCGAAAATAATGTGCTTGCCGAAACATTTAGAACAATATTTCAAACCGTTGCAGTTCTTGGGGCTAATGTTGCTTTTGTTTTTAAAGGCATTGGTGATGAAATTGCTCACACTTATGAAAACGCAAAAGTACTTGCAACCGAAGGAATACAAGCGGCTATTAAATTAAATAAAGAATATGACGCATACAGAGAAAATGAAGCAAAAAAATTAGCTAATTTTGAACAGCGCATTATGAATCCAGATGGCGGCATGGGCCGTTTTGACTCTGGTTCTGGTAGCGGATGGGATGCTGATAAAGGTGGGCCAAAACGGTTAACAAAAGTGGCTGTTGACCCAGAAGTTGAAAAAATGAGACGGCATCAATTGATGCTTATGAAAAAAGGCCGTGAAGAAGAATTGCGCGTTATTGCTGAAACTAACAAAGCATTGGGAGATCAAGAGGAAATATATCGTAAAGGGTATATGACTCAATTGTTAAGTCAAGAAGTGGCAAATAAACAATTAGATCGACAACAAGAAATGTTTGATTTATCTATTCGTGGCCAAAATATGAGAAGCGAAGATTTAACGCTTGCTCAAGATTTGTTGCAAATTGAATATAAACGAAAAGATAATATTGAAGCAATAACAAGAAATGAAACATTAACGCGTGAAGCTCGTGAAGCTGCATTGATAAAAGAAAATGATTTGGCGCAAAAAGGAATTTCACTTGCTTTGCAAAGAAATGCTGCAACCCGTGGAACCCGTGAAGGCACATTTGGCGAAGGCATGGAAAAAGGAATGAACAAGTTTTTCCGTGATTTACCTACTGAATTGGAAAGCGGACAAAAAGCATTTGATTCAGTTGTTGGCAACATGGAACAAGCGTTAAACAATTTTGTTAAAACGGGAAAATTGTCGTTTAAAGATTTGGCGCGAAGCATCATTCAAGACATCATTGCTATTCAATTACGTGCGCAAGCATCCGGTATATTGGGTATGTTGATGAAATCGCTCGGCTTTGGTGGCGGCAGCATTTCAGGCCCGTCATCTAGCGTTTCAACTTGGGACGCTCCGGGCTTTGCCGATGGCGGCAACCCACAGGCCAACAAAATCAGCATGGTCGGTGAGCGTGGGCCTGAATTGTTTGTCCCCAAATCAGCGGGAACAATCATTCCCAATCATGCTTTGTCAGGCATGGGCGGCATTACCAACGTCACCAACAATTACATCAATGCAATAGATACCAAGTCGTTTGAACAGCGTTTGCTTGGAAGTTCAAGCGCAATTTGGGCGGCTAACAAGTACGGCGAGAAAAATCTTGCTTCTAGCTTTGGGAGAACCTAATGTCTTTTCAAACAATCTTTGAAATCCAGCAGTCAATGACGGTGCAAAACCGAAGGACTGTTGGGCAGCAGGTAAGTCGATCCGGTCAAATGCGTGTTGCACAATACCTTACATCTGTGCCTTGGGTATTTACGGTCACACCTCACAACTACCTGTATTACCCGCAAGCAAGAAACATCATCCAAGTCATTGACAATCGTGACCGTCAAATCCCTGAATCGATTATTTTTGCAAGCACAAACCTACAATGGTTTACAGCCTATCAAGGGGGTTTGACTACGGGACAAGCGGCGGCTTTAACGCTGGCATCCGTTCCCGCTGTAAACGCTACCACCATCACGGTCGGCAATTTGCCCTCAGTGTCCAGCACGACATACATCTTTAAAGCTGGCGACTTTCTTCAGCTTGGGCTTTACCCTTACAAGGTTACGATAGACGTTTTAAGGGGTTCAGGCTCAACGGTAAGCGTAAACCTTCACCGCCCTGTTATTGGCACTGTAAGCACCGGAACATTGACCGCTGTGGGCAATGCTTGTACGTTTTATATGTTGGCAGAACAGTGCCCAACGTATACACTTAATCCAATGACAAATGGCGCTTTTGTGCAATGGGATTCGCCGTTTGTGTTTAGAGAGGACATTACATGACCACAACAATGAATGCTTTGGCAAGTTCATCAATCAATTACGGTGAATTTGTCAAGCTCACGACAAGCACAGATGTATATACATTTTGTAATGCCGCAGCACCCATTACGGTAAACGGCACGACTTACAGCAACTTGGGAAGCCTGTTAAGCATTGGCGACATTAAACGGGAAATGAAAGCAACTGCTGCGGATTTAAGCATTTCTCTTACTGGTGTGGACGGTTCAAACGTAGCCATTATTCTTGCGGCAAACATCAAAGGCTCTAAAGTTGAAGTTTGGCGCGGATTTTTTGATTCAAATAATCAAATTATTACAACACCAACTCAGCAATTCTTTAAACGATATCAAGGATACGTCAGTAATTATTCCATCACTGAAGATTGGAATGATGATTTGCGTACTCGCATAGCAACGTGCGCTATCAGTTGCGCGTCATTTAGAACAATCCTTCAAAACCGTATTTCTGGTATTGCTACCAATCCAATTGTTTGGAAGAATTTTTATTCTGGTGATAAAAGCATGGACAGAGTTCCTGTTATTGCCGCCACTTATTTTGATTTTGGAAAGCCTCCAATTGTAGGAAGTCAATCCACAACAGATGCGCCTTCTGACGGTAATGGCGGTGGCGGCGGCGCTGAATGATAAGACAAGCTACAAGACACGATATACCAGTATTGGTATGGATGATGAGCGAATACGCTAAAGAGGCTCCCGTTCCTGTTTTAGCAAACCCTGAACACCATAACGCGGCTCATGTTGGTAACTTGATATTTCAAATGCTTAACGGGCGTGGTTTTATTTTGATTGATGATGATTGTAGGGGCATGATTGCCGCAATCATTACAAATAATATTTGGAGTCCAAGGGTTTTGGAATTAAGAGAATTGGCTTGGTGGGTAATGCCAGAACATCGCGGCAAGTCAATTGGCGGCAGGTTGTGGGTAAAGTTTGATGAACTTGCACAAGATATGCTAAACAACAAACGGGTTGATTTTGTTTGCACTACAGTTATGGCAAATTCACCTTTAATAGATTACACAAAGCGCGGATACCAACCGCTTGAAGCAACGTTTTTTAGGGACTAAAAATGCCATCATCACTTATTATTGCTGCTTATTTTGGCGCGGGTGCTGTTGGATTAACTGCGGCAACAGCAGCACTTGGAACTTTTGGTTTGTTAGCTGCACGATTTGCAATTAACTTTGCAGTCTCTATGATTATTACGCGAATGTTTGGTCCGTCAGATTCAAACGCGCAAACAAACAATGGTGTTCGTCAACAAGTCCCGCCAGCTACATCAAACAGTATTCCTATTATTTATGGTGATGCTTTTCTTGGCGGCGTATTTGTAGACGCTGTTTTGTCCACCGAACAAAAAATAATGTATTACGTTTTAGCAATTTCACAAATTAGCGATAACGGACAATTTTTTATCAGTACGCCTCCTCCTTTAATAAGAGCAGGTTCTTTTGTAACGGGTACGGTTTATACAATTCAATTTGTAGGCACAACAGATTACACCGCAATTGGCGCATCTCAAAATACTGTTGGCGTATCTTTTACCGCAACAGGCGCTGGCTCTGGAAATGGTCTTGCAGGTACAAACAATAAAATGTATTGGCAAGATCAATTAATTGCGTTTGATAGCACAGACACAACAAAAGTTATTAGTCTTACTGATGGTTCTGGTAATGTAAACGAAAAAGTCAGTGGCAACATTTATATTAATCTTTATAAATCAAATTCCAGTGGAGTAATTACTTCATTAAACGGAGCCGCTGCACCAAACGTAGTGATGGGCGGTGTTGACATTGCCCCTGCTCAACAATGGCCTTCTAGTGGTCGCCAAATGTATAACTTGGCTTTTGCTATTGTTAAAGTTATTTACAATCAAGATGCTGGCACAACAGCAATGTCTCCAATCACATTCCAAGCAAGCCATTATTTAAATGGAAGCGGAGCAGCAAAACCCGGTGATGTCTGGTATGACTATATTACCAACACAAAATATGGTTGTTCAATGGACGCAAGCATTGTAGATGCGTCTACTGCTACTGCATTAAATTCTTATTCCGATCAATTAATTACATTTACATCAAACACTGGCACAGCTTCTACACAATCCAGATACCGAATTAACGGTGTAATTGATACAGGCCAATCAACATTGTCAAATCTTGATGACATTATGTTGGCTTGTGATTCATGGAATCAATACAATGCCGCTACTGGTAAATGGTCAATTGTTATTAACAAAGCAGAAGCACCGTCTTATTCTTTTGATGATACCAATATCATGGGAGAGATTCGCGTCAGTGCTTACGATATTTCGTCAAGCATTAACCAAATTCAAGCACAATTTCCAAACAAATTAAACCGCGACCAATCGGATTACGTTTACATTCAAACCCCAAGCGGATTGTTGTTTACAAATGAGCCGACAAATAAATATTCGGTTACTTATTCAATGACCAACGATTCGGTGCAAGCGCAATATCTTGCTAACCGAATGCTTGAACAAGCACGAGAAGATTTGATTGTTTCTTTTGCTACTACTTATGTTGGCATTCAAGTTGATGCTGGTGATGTAATTCAAGTTACCAATGCCGCTTATGGTTGGACAAACAAGTTGTTCCGTGTTGTTAAAGTATCTGAGGCTTCATTGCCTGATGGAAATCTTGGCGCGGCACTTGAGTTAAATGAGTACAACTCACAAGTTTATGACGATAAAGATGTTACTCAATTTACCCCATCACCAAACAGCAATCTTACAAATCCAAATTATTTTACAGGTTTAACTGCGCCAACAATTTCAGGTTCAAGTCCTACAGCTTCAATTCCTCACTTTAATGTAGTTTGCTTGCTTCCCGCAACAGGACGAGTAACACAAGTTTCATTATTTTACACAACAATTTCTAGCCCAACGGTTCTTGATTGGACAGTATGGAGTACGGAACTGGCAAGCAATTCTCAGCCGTTTACGCCATCAACAAACGTCACGTTTACTGATTTGACGTTGCCACAAGGCGTGTATTATTTTGCATTTAAGGTAAGCAACGAGACAGGCGCGTCTACTTTGTCGCCATTGTCATCTGCGTTTACTTGGAACCCATCTGTTGTTGCAACGGTTGGTTCTTTCTTGGCAACATTCAGCCCACCAATTATTCAAGTGCCTCGCACTGGCGGCACAACACCCGTATTTACGGGAATCATTACGCAACTTTACGGCTCATCGGCTGGCGGCTCCATTGACTTTGTGACTTCACAAACCGACAGCGATGCCGCATTTGTGAATAACAGTTGGCGTATTGGCGCATCATCCACAACGGGTAACGCAGACATTTCCACCACGGGCGGCTTGGTGCTTGGCTCCATTACTGACGGTGGCACATACGCACAATGGGGCATCCCCACAGCGATGACATCATCGCCAGCAACACTGACTGTGCCTGTGAGATACAAGTCTTCATCTGGCACTGTAACGCAAGGCTCTACGGCAATTTTGCAATATACGTTTCTTGACCCCGGCCCAACAGGAACACCCGGAACAACTGCCAATCAATACGCAACGGCTTATCTGTATCAGTGGGCTACATCAACGCCAAGCGGGACAACGGGTTCATCCACATTCACTTGGGCCACAGGTGTTAATTCAGCATATAGCGGGACAGGCGGTTGGTCGGTAACGATTCCAACAAACCCCGGCACACCTTTGATTCAGCTTTGGGTAGCAGCCAAACAAATATCAGCCCCCGGCGGCACTGCAACAACTACAGTAAGTTGGACAAGCGGCGTATCTATCAGCGCACAGGCATTGAACGGCGCAACAGGGCCAACAGGCACAAC